CGCGCCGTTTGCTACTTTTGTGTATAGCTGACCCGTCCCGTTACATTTCACGCATGTCATTGTTCTTACGCCCCCTTTAATCTGAAGTCTTCCCCCTCAACTTCGTGGAGATATGGACCACATTGTCCTATCAATCTACTTGCTGCAGCATATCCGATTTTTTCGCTTAACGTTCCGCGATCTTCGTTGCTATTAAAGACGATTGGCCTTTGCTTCCGATAACGTTCGTTGATAATTTGGTAGTACAACGCTTCTTTCGCTTCCGACCATTTTGCCTTGCCTATGTCATCCCAAACTAAAACATCTGCATCAATGGCACCTTGCAGGAGTCGATTGAGCGTTTCTCCCTCATCGTTCATCCTTTTAGCTTGAGTGAGCTCGTCCATGAACGAAACATCAGAAACCACTAGAACATTGAATCCATCTTTGATAAGGCGTTTTGCAAGAGCGATCTGCAAATGCGTCTTCCCGATCCCAAAATTGTTATGTTGTTGTTTAACAACGGACCGTTCCTCGATTGGCAATTCTCTTAGGCGCTGTTCGCCAACTTTGGCAATGAAACCCAAATTTTTGTCAGACAAAATTTTCTTTGTTGCGCCATCCTCTTGCTTGATAACAGCGAATTCGTTTAGGTAGCTAATGGTCGCATCATACATATCTTGCTGATACTGCGTCGATCGCTTGAAACTTTCAAAATTCGCATGGATAAACTCATCCGGAATGAGCGCTTGCTTGAACCGACGTTTCCATGCTTTTCTTTCCCGGCATTCACACGGCTTTGCAAATTCATAACCTTCCTCATCCTTATAGAAAATGAATTCCGTATCTTTACATTGGGAACATTCGTATTCATCCTCCCCAGGCTTTTCGTGCTGCTTCGGCTTCTCGGAGGATTTGCTCATAAGACTTGCCTTCTTTTGCAGATCGGCTAACACCTCTGCGATGCTTGTGAACCGTGCCATTAGTATCCCCCTTATCCAAATCTTCAATGGTNTTAATCCCCTGCTTTCTCCATGCGTTCAATTTGTTGTAGACAAACTTCCATGTCTTTCCGTTTCCTCGTGCTGCATCTTTAATGGCTTCTACAATCATTTCTTCTGGATTAGTAAAGCCAAAATTATCGATAACGTCTTGTATGTCTTCACGGAGAAATTCTGTAATATCTTCTTTCTCCAAAATCTTGCTTTTTTGAAGAAGGTCTAAAATTTTGTCCACAGTATATTCATCATCCTCTTTATTAATTTTTTTATTAATTATTTCTTTTATATCTTTTATATCTTTATTAGATAGGCCAGATGTGGCACTTCTCTCGGACAAAAATGGCACTTCTCTTTGTTCAGAAATGCCATATTTGGCACTTCTCTCATCATGAGATAGGCCATTTTTGTCCTCTCTCTCATCGAGAGATGTGCCATTTTTGGCACTTCTGTTTTTATGGATAAATTTCTTTGATTTCCTAACTTTGTAAATCTCACCGTACGGAGCACGAACCGTTTCGATGTAACCTTCATCTTTTAGTCGAGCAATATTTCTTTTCACGGTCCGTTCGCTTCCACCAAGTTCCGCAGCGATTTCTGCAAGTTTCACAGGTTTGCCGCCGAGTACGATGCCCCAAGTCTCACCTTCTTCCTCTATTTCCTTTGTGACTTTAGAAATGAGCCACAAAAACTCCCAAATTGCTGATCCAATCCTTTCTCTATGCTGCGCTGTCAGTAAACCTGAATAAACAGGGAAGTAAAAACTTTCGGGCATCGTATCACCTCGGCTTTCCTATTTCTTTACACAAATCACATATCGACCTTCTACACGAACCGGCTTCAAGCCGGGATGGCTGCGCTTGATATATCCCTTGATGTACTCGATGTAGAGTTTCTTGTTGCCAGCAGCCATCCAACGGAAACAATGTGGGATAACAATTCGGTATTCCATCATTNGATGTCAAAGCTCTCCTGTTCGAAAGCAATTGGTTTTTCCTCTTCTTTCGGCTGTTCNTCCTCTGNAGGAACCTCAAATGCCTCTNCGTCAATGTACTCAACGCGTTTTGGTTCTTCCTTGAAACTCGAATGAACTGTTTCATCAGCTGCAATATGATTCTGAATTTCTACGCTGATTGGCATATATTTGATAAGCTGTTTGATGACCGTTTTCTTGGCCATAGATTCATAGTGATCTTTCCAAGGGCCGTAAATTTCACCGTTCTTGTTTCTTGACTTACTGAACTTATCTCGGATCTGATTGATTTGTTCCACACTCATGACCGTGAAGGCATAACCGCCATCTTTGAAACGAGCATAAGCATAGAAGCATTTCAGGTTTCCGCGTTCCCCGTCAAGCTTTGGTTTGTGGTAAAGCTTTTCATTCAGGCCATATTCAAACTCGAATTCATCATTTTCATAGACTTCATTTGCCACAATACTTGTCACTTGGCCGGATCTTCTCACCAATTCGATCAGGCCCTTATATCCAATAACAAGCTGAACTTCTTTCACCCAATATTCTTTTCCGTCCGGCCCTTTCTTCTTGTTGTTAAACGGCACCAAGTAACAAGAGCCAAAGGCATCAGGTTCAAGGCCTACTTGGGCTGCTTGCATCACAGCACCAAGTAAACTTTCAGGTGTGCAATCACGAAGTGCCGGATTTCTTCTAAATTCCGTGACAGCCAAACGGATCAAGCGATCAGCGTTCAAGTGTTTTGGCAGCGCCATTTCAAATTGTGGCTTGTATTCCATCATCAGATCCATCAGGGTTTTTGGTTTGTTTTCTCCTTGTTGGGCAAGCTGTTTTTGTTCTTGCTTTGCAATTTCTGTTTTCAACTTATCCGCTTGTTTAGTTGACATGATTTTCCCCTTTCCATTACTGTTTTTTAAATTGATTTGCAGCCGGGCAGGTGGCCCAATGTGGAACCCTGCCCGAAACAATTTCGCCTTCATCCGAAACAAGCACTTTCTTTTCAGGATCACACGGCATCGCTTTTCCATTCGGCGTTTTTACCCAAACGATTTCAGCACCGCAACCTTTGCATTTTGCCAAAGCAATTCCCCCTATTTGACCACGAATTGCGATTTTCGTCCTTCGGTGACGTACTTTGCATAGATATCAGGGTGATCTCTTTTCAGGGCATCTTTATCGAATTTTTCAACAGTGTAACGCGTCCAAGTGATCTTCCGCCCAGCCACGAAGCCATATTTCTTTTCACCCATATAGCTTTTGATCTCGTTTTCGATGGCCTTCTTTTCTTCCGTCAATTCATCAATCATAGCCTTTAGTTCATCCCGTCTTTTCAACTTTTCGGCAAAGTATCCCGGCAAATCAATGCTTTCTTCAACGTGTTCAGGATACATGGCGGCCAATAGATCACTTGATGCTTGGGATCCATCGAAGGCCGGAGGAACTTTAGGGATCACATGATTGTTCCAAAACTCATAGGCTTTCCGTTCAAGAATGGCAATCAGTTCATCATCCCGTTCGATCTCAAACATTCTGAACTTGTTTCCACCGATTAAAACGGCCAAGTGCCACTTCTGAAAGCCCGTTATGGCCATATACCATTGACATTGGACAAAATAAGCATCTGGAACACTTTCTTCATTCCATTGATCCTTCAAATATTCACTGGCCGTTTTGCATTCAAGTCCTTCTTTCCGGCCTACAATCAACCGATCCACATTTGCCAAGAAGTACGGATATTTTTTATGTCGCAAGATGGCATTTCTTCTTTTCACTTTCAGGCCCGTTCTTTTGCTGAATTCTTTGGCCACCACTTCTTCAAGCACCGTGCCCCAATATGCTGCTTCCCCGGCTTCTTCTTCCGGCAGTTCACCGATCTTATCAAGATAAACTTGCATAGGACTTTTATATTTGTTTAGGCCCACGATTGCCGCAATATCCGAACCACCAATCCCTTTCCGACGAGCCTGCAGCCATTCTTCATGGTTCATTTCACTTGTGTTTGTGAGAACAACAGCTTCCAAGCTTCTCCCCTCCATTTGATTTTTGGTGGAGATTCCTTTATGATGAAGATAGTTACCTCAAGGGAAAGCCCCCTTCATCCCTGAAACGTCTCACCCCCCAGTGAGGCGTTTTTTATTCAGCGATTTTGCGTGTAGCGCCTAACACTTGAATGAGATACTGATGAATGTTTTCTTCAAGAACGATCTCCCCGTCTGGAAACTCATAGATGACATCGCCGTAAAGGATCTCGTCGTTGAAAGCGTCAATTCCCCAATGAGGGCTTTTAAGCCGAACCGGACGAGTCATCGAATTTTCAACTTGCATGGATTCGCCCCCTTTTTCTATTGAGTTTTGTGAGCTTTTGTCGAACAGAAAAGTAGGTCCGACCGAGCTTTTCAGCCAGCTGCATTTTTGTCATATGGTGCTGGTTCATGAGGATGAATTCCTCTTCCTCCTTCGCCCAGCGCCGCATCACAAGTGTTTTC